CTTAGTTGAGAAGGCAGTTCATCATGGAGGCAAACTTGCACCCCTGGTAATCCCTCACGGATTAACTAGCGGTACAGGGCTAATGAACCCATCAATCTTTATTGATGACAAAGGCAATATCCTGGTGAACCTACGCCATGTGAATTACACGCTTTACCACGCAGAAAATGAGCAGAAGTTTCCTAGCCGTTTTGGGCCACTGTCATACCTGCACCCTGAAAAGGATCGCCGTTTAGTTACGGTTAATTACCTATGCCGCCTGAATGATGATCTTGAAATGACTCATCACGCCAAAGTGGATACATCTGAATTAGATGTTGAACCTATTTGGGAGTTTGTTGGTGAAGAAGATTGCCGTGTTGTGCAGTGGCTAGATGATTACTACCTAGTGGGAGTGCGCCGCGATACAACTACCAACGGCGTAGGCCGCATGGAGTACAGCCGTATTGAGATTGACTGGGATAACTGGGCAGTTAAAGAGGTTAGGCGTGTGCGTATCAATGCGCCTGCTCCAAACACTTCTTACTGTGAGAAGAATTGGATACCTGTCCTTGATAAGCCATATCACTTCATTAAATGGACTATGCCAACAGAGTTAGTTTATGCCAACCCAATTAGCGGTGAGTGTGAACAGGTTTTCCATAAGCAAACGGCCATAGCGCCTAAAGACCAACGCGGATCTAGCCAGGTCATACGGTGGGGCAACATGTACATCTCAATTACCCATGAGGTAGATCTATTTAAGAATTACCTCAAGCAAAAAGATGCTATTTACCGCCACCGTTTAGTTGTGTGGGATCAAGAACTCAATGTTGTGGGGCTAAGCAAGGAATTCTCATTCTTAGATGCTCGCGTTGAGTTCTGTGTGGGCGCGGCAGTCCATAACGGCAACCTTTTAGTGTCGTTTGGCTTTCAGGATAACGCCGCTTTTATCTTGCAAGTACCTGGTGCGGTAGTAGAAGATCTGATTATGGAGGCAATGGCGTATGAGAATTGAGGAATTAGTTGTAGAACTATCTAAAGATCCATTCAACCCAACGCTTAATTTTGATGTAGCAGTGGAGTATGAGAAGCAAAATCAGACCGCTTCAGCGGTTTCTTTCTATCTGCGCACCGCTGAATACGGCCATGAGTCACACCCAACCCTGGTTTATGCGTCATTGTTAAAGGCCGCACATTGCTTTGATGATCAGAATGACCGGCAGGCAACGGTGAGTAATTGTTTGTTGCAGGCCGTGGCGTATTTGCCTTACCGCCCTGAAGGTTATTTCCTTTTGGCGCAGTTCCATGAGCGTTTAGGCCAATGGCAAGAGTGCTACACATGGGCAAACATTGGATTGCATAATCAACTTAATTCACCGCTTCCTATTCATGTGGGTTATGAAGGAAATTATGTGTTGCTGTTTGAAAAGGCAGTAGCCGCCTGGTGGATTGGGCGCAAAGATGAAAGTATCCAAATCTTAGGCCGCCTCAATGCAATGGACATAGATCCAGGTTACAAAACCGCAGTACAAAACAATCTTGAAAGGATTGGCAATGCTTCTATTTGATATTGGGGCTAATCGCGGTGATGCGGTTATTGCAGGGCTTAATCAGGGATACCGCGTAATAGCCTTAGAAGCCGCTCCACGCGTGTTTTCAAAGTTGGTTGGTAACTTTATCTATAACCCAAATGTTGTGCCTCTTAGAATGGCAGTCAGTGACAAAGATGGCGAGCGCTTAAAGTTTTATGAGGCTGAAGAAGATGGGCTAAGCACCCTTAACAAAGATTGGCTAACGGCAGAAGATATGCCGTACGCAGGCAAGCCTCACCGTGAAGTAGAAGTAAACACAATTACCATTGATAGCCTTGCAGATAAATACGGCAACCCTGATCTAATCAAGATTGATGTTGAAGGTGCTGAGTGGCAGGTGATGAAAGGCATGACACGCCATTATGGGGGCATGATTTGTTTTGAGTGGACATTTGAAACAATGAACCAACATGAAGATCAATTGGATTATTTGTTTGGGTTGGGTTACAGAGAAATGGCCGCGCAATACATTGTGAACCATTTACAAGTGCCTCAAGAATGGGGCAATATGCAATCTAATAACCATTACCAACTTAACGCCTGGCATCAACTCACATCAGATGAATGGATTGATGGCGGTTGGAAAGTTGCAGGGCTTAGACCAACTGCTGATGTTGGCATGTTGTGGGTTAGATAGTAATTAAAACCCAATTACAAGTTTCTTCATCAAATACCCATTCACCCTCTGTAGGTTTAGGCGGAATAAAAGCATCACGGATTGGGTCATAAGTAAAACCAATGCCTGCATAGTTCTTACGGAAATTTCCGTTGTAAGAAGTTTGCACCCATGTGCCACCTAGATTATCAATAAGCCATTGATAACCTTCATCTGGTGAATTATTATCACCAACAGTAACTCTTAAAACAATGTTGTTTTCATCTAATTCTGCCCAATGTGACATCATTACACCGCCGATATTAAGTATCTAATTACAACAATACCAGAGCCGCCGCTTCCACCAGATGCAAGACCAGATCTTGAATATCCAGCGCCACCGCCACCGCCAGTATTGGCTGTACCTGAAACCCCTATGGGGGCTGATGGAAGTCCTGAAGCACCACCACCACCAGTACCGCCAACAATAGGAGGAGGAGAACCGCCTGGTAATTGACCAGAGCCTCCACCGCCACCGCCATAGGTAGCACCAAAACGAGTTAATCCATTTCCGCCAGTAGGGTTATCGGTACTGCCATTTGTTCCTGCAACGCCTGCACCACCACCGCCGCCGCCACACTTAGGACTCCAACTTGCTGTTCCGCCGTTGTTTCCTTGTCCGCCTGTTCCGCTTCCACCAGAATAAGATTGTGGAACACCGCCACCGTCCCAGGACATTCCGCCTCCACCTGAACCACCACTATTACCAGGCCCAATGTGATTTATAGAAGCACCGCGACCACCACCAGTAGCAGTTATTCCGCCAAAAACAGTATTGCTTCCATTATTAGCAGTGCTATCTGTGGCAGAACCGCCGCCACCAATTGTGATAGAGGCATTTGTTGAAATGGTTTGATTTTCTGCGTATAGAAGTCCGCCTGCTCCGCCACCGCCACCAGTAAATTCTCTACCGCTAAAGGTTTGACCTGCGCCACCGCCGCCGCCACCTGCAACTACAAGATAAGCGTAAGTAAGTGTTCCACCTGACACACCAAGAGTTCCATTTGATGTAAATGTGCGGTAATAATAAGTGCCATCACTTGTAAGTGATCCACCTGTAACAGTTGGCTTAGGGGCAACAGGAGTAACTGAGTTAGAAGTGCCTGAGTTGGCAGAATTTCCGTTGGCGTTAGTTGCTCTAACAGTAAAGTTGTAAGAAGTTCCATTAGTTAATCCTGAAACTGTAATAGGGCTTGCGCCTGTTCCTGTTAATGATCCAGGAGATGAAGTTGCAGTGTATGCAGATACGGCCTTGCCGCCTGTTGCTCCCGCTGTGTAACCAACAGTTGCGCTTGCATTGCCAGCCGTAGCAGTTCCAATTGTAGGAGCGGCGGGAACTGTAGTTGCAGTAATGCTGTTAGAAGCAGAAGAAGCCGCGCTTGTGCCAATTGCGTTAGTAGCAGTTACGGTGAATGTATAAGATGTAGATGAAGCAAGACCTGTAACAGTCAATGGTGATGATGCACCTGTTGCAGTAAATCCACCAGGGCTAGATGTGGCTGTGTAAGAGGTAATTGCAGTTCTACCATCATAGGTAGGGGCTGTAAATGTAACCGTAGCCGCACCGTTATTAAATGCGCGGCTAGTACCTACATCTGTTGCTGTTCCAATAGTCGGTGCATTAGGAACAGTCTTATCAGATGAAGCAACAATCCCAATTAGATACATTATGAAATGTCACCAACAATTGTAAATGTGTTTGTTCCAGTACAAATAATTGAAGCCGAACTATATTGAGCGCGCAATACAGGGCTTGCTGATCCGTTTGATGTGAAAGTTACACCGCTTGCCACGATAGAAACCGCGCCCGCACCGATACGCTGAACATAAATAATTTCACCAGTATTGAATGTTCCCGCAGGTACAGTAATGTTTGCTGTACCGCTCTGTGTAACCCATTTATTAACATCTCCTGCAACTAATTGATATGCAGTTGTTTGCGCATTAAATGTGATTGATGGAAGAGTTCCAGTAGTTCCCTGTGTTCCTAGAACACCTTGAGTTCCAACTAAACCTTGTAAACCTGTCGTTCCCTGAATTCCAACAGTTCCCTGAACGCCCTGAGCG